GCCGACCAGGCGCTGAGCCGGGTGCAGAGGAGAGGATGATGCGAACTGATTTCGACCAGATTGACGATGGTGCGTCGGTGATGCTGATCCCGAACGCCAACAACCCGCTTCATCGCAGCATGACGAAGGCCGTCTACGCGAACGGATACTTCTATTGCGACGGCAGCAATCCAGTCGATGGCCCCGACTATTACCTTGGCGATGTCGCCCGCTACTGCACTGGCTGGCAGCCCGCCTAACCCACCCCACCACAATGAGGAGAGGATGATGACCGAACGGCACGCAGATACCAGCGATGAGCAGTGCGCCATAGTTTGCATGATCGTCAGCAATCCAGGCAACGGCGACAGACCGCACGCATGGCAGAAGCGCGTCAACGACTTGATACGAGCGCTCAGGGACGAGCGCAACGAACTCAGTTCATTGTTTGACTTGCGCCACAAAGCAGACATGCGCGCCATCAGGCGGTGGCAAGAAGCGCATCCCGGCAAAGACAACGAATGGCCAGACCGCGCCGATATGGTTGCCTGGTTGCTGGCCGAAGTCGAACGGCTCAGCGCCATCCTACGGCCATGGCAGCGGATTGCCCAGGACTACATTGAAGCGCGAGATGATTGCGATCTGTCGACCGATGATAGCATTGTAAGCATCAAAACATCACTCGCAATGGGAACCCTTCGCGCAACAGCCGCGCTCACCAAGTAACCCCACCCCCGACCCGAGAGGATGACGAGATGGACGAGCTGCCGGACTGGGACGATGACGGATACGGCCCCGGTGACGACTACGATGACTGCCCGCATGAAGATTACGAGGCCGACTGGAATGGGCGGGCAATCTGTTTTCGCTGCGGCCATGCATGGTGGCAATCGCCCGAGGAGATGGCGCGCGAGATCGAGCATCAGCGCCAATACGATGAGTGGTGCCAGCGAGAGCAGCGCCGCGAATGGCTTGCCGAAAGATGGTGGGGCCGCGCGTGGATTGCGGTGACCGCAGCGATCCGCGCGAGGCAGCCATGATCACGAAAGAGCAGATGAAGTGCCCGCGTTGTTTGACTGGCGACGAGCGCGCCGCCGCATGGGCGGAAATTGCCCGTAGGTGCGAGGAGGGTCTTGCCGCAATTAAAGCACAGGAGGACGCATTGAAGCCAAGCCCAGTTGATCCGCTCCAATTGGCCCGAGAGCGCGGAGAGGCTGAGAACGTTTGTGACGCCGCGCTCGCCAAGGCCAAGGAGGTCTAGATGCCCCGCGATCCGCGCGTCGATCCGAGAACCGTGAATTTGACCGGCAAGGAACGGCGACTGATTGCCGACTTACTTCAGCAGCGCAGGCGACACGATAGCGGTGGCCGCGCGACGGATCGGTTTAGCGCCACACGTCTTGGGAGCCGCCTTCTGAGCAAATTGAAGGCCGTCCGCTGGGTGGAACATACGGGTTGGTTCTTGAGCGGAGTCGAGTGTTACCGCCTGTCGGCAACGGGCGTAAGAGCAGCCACCGTCATCAAGCAAGCGGAGGGATAGATGAGCGACAGGGCCTATTACCGCAACAGCCTCAATGCGTGGCGCGACGAGCTGCTAAAGCAGCGCAGGGTGACGGAAGTGCGTCTGAAGCACATGCGGCAAACGCGGCATCCAGACGCCAACGACCAAGAAATCCTGCTCGCCCACAACGCCGAGATGGTCGAGGTGTGCGAACGAGCGTTGCGGGTTGCCGATGCTCTTCAGCGCGCGCAGGACTTCGCCACCAACCAAGTCGAAGCGGAGGGATAGGATGAGCGAACACACGCCGAGCCTTATCGAGAGGCTGACCGCTGCGACGGGGCCGAGCAGGGAGTTGGACCGGCTGATTGGGGACGCGGTCGGCGCGCCAATGGGCTACACCGGCGACGCAATCGGCCTCGGCTATGCAAGGTTCACGGAATCACTGGACGCTGCGCTTACGCTGGTGCCGGAGGGGTGGCATGCAATCATCGGGGGGCGTGAGAAGGTTGACGGATGGTGGCATTGCGCTCTGCAAGAGTTTCCACAGCCCTGCCGCCGCGTCCCGCCACAAGAGCCATACGTCATCATGGCAAAGACTGCCGCCCTCGCCCTCTGCATAGCAGCACTTCGCGCAAGGGAGCAGCAGCCGTGAGCGACCTGACCCCCACCCGCATCGCAGAGATCAGGTCGCTGGCTGAGAAGGCTACGCCGGGGCCGTGGGAAAGCGACAGCATAAAGTCCGAAGGCAGCTACGGCGTCGGTGACGAAACTTACGAGGGCTTCAATGCCTTCAAAGTGACCGATGCGAAAGGCAACACTCTCTTCGACACATTGAACTCAGACAACGGGGAGGTTCACGTCGAGTATGACGAGGATGGCGCAACGGCATGGGACGAGATTGGTCGTCGCAACATCGCCTTCACCGCCGCCTGCAACCCTCAGACCGTCCTCGCGCTACTCTCCCGGATCGAGGAGCTGGAGGGGGAGCGCACCGAGGCCGCGCGCAAGATGCGGGAGGCGCTGGGCAAGTATTGCGACGGCCGTGCCGATTGGCTGCTGCGATGCCGCGACGGGCTGGACAGTGACCGCCGAGCACAGCGTATGGCGCTTGAGCGGGCTGCCAATGAAGTCAAGCTGGTTTCCGAGCATATGCAGGCCCTACCCCTGGAGGCAGAATCCGCACAACCCAGAAAGGCCCCGCGCGATGACGAGTGACACCAAGTGCTCCGCTTTCTTTGCTGACGGTGATGGGCGGCTTTTGTGCCGCGACGGCTTCCCCACGCACCCGGCTTGCCAGCTTGGCGCTGGCAAGACGCTGTCTGCTATGCCGTTTTGCTGCCGCGAGGAGTGGTGCGGGAAGACTTTTGAGGACAACGGCGGAAGGCCGGTCCATATGTCGGAACGGAGCGCGCGATGACGAGTGAGATGATGCCGTGTTCCCTGAGCGATTGCCCGCCTGGCCTGTTTTGGTTCAACGGGATGCTCGGCATGAAGACCGAATACCGCACGGAGAGCGTGAGCCGACCCGGCTGCCTCCAGTGTGACGCTTATGTGGTCGCCAGCGGCGAATACTTCTGGGGCGGAGTTTCAGACCCGCGTGAACGCGAGAAGCTGATGGTCACGCCAATTGATAACGAGGCCGCACTGGCCGCGCTCGCCACCCGCCCACCCGCCCCCGCGACCGATCTTGCGAGGCTGGCGGAGCTATTAGACGATCTGGAGCGCATGTCATACAGCGCGGGATTTGAGAACGCGACCGACGACCATCCCGATCCTGTTACGGCGACGGCTCACCAGAAACGTGCGCGGGCTGCTGTGGACACCGCACTCTCCGCACTCCAAGCCGAGGTCAGGGAGGTGACGATTGTTCTGGATAGGATTTGCGACGAAATCCTAACGTCGGATCAAGTCATCTTGCCGGACGATTTCACTGTCACTGTTGAACTCACGCTCGGCGACCTCCGCCGCGCGTCCGCGTTGCACGAGAAGATGGAGGGTTAGGTGATCTGGGCAGGTCTTGCTGTATACGCTGCGTGGAGAGGGGTGAGGGGATGAGCGGGAAGATGCCGGCGAAGCGCACCGACCACGCAATGTCGGACTTTGACACGTTCTGCTCGGCAACGTGGATCAAGATCGAGCTGAGGCTTGACGGTGCCACCGGCTCTTGTCGCGTCGCGGCAATCTATAAGAAGCCGGGCGAGAAACCCGGCGGCTGCGAATTTGACCACCCGCTAGACAAGACCAGTCGCATTGCCGACTTCTTGGATTGGATCATGCCGGAGATTTCCCGCGCGCTGCGGTATCGGACCATGAAGAGGCATGGCCGCAATCATGACTAGACCGGTCTCCTACAGAAGAAAGCCGCTCAAAGAGCCGAGAAGCGTTCACGGTTGCTGTGCCTACGCCATCGACCTGTTGAAGCGGATTGGATTCGAGAAGGCGTATGTCAGCATGAAAAGCGAGGCCGTCTATTTCAAGTTCCCCGGCAGGCACGGTGTGTTGCGCGTAGCGACGCATCCCACAAAACGAGGTGCCATCGGCTTGGACAACATCGTTGCCAAGCTGACCTTCAGAGGCAACAGCTACGACGACCCGGACATGATGCGCTGCTCCGACGAGAAGGTTGATTCGATGATCTGGCTTGCCATCGGGCAATACATGGTCAATTCGGCTGTGGAGCGGCCCCGGCAATACACTGGACCGAAGAGCGCAGCATGACCCTCTACACACCCGAAACCCTGGCTGAGAGGTGATGAATGGTAGGAACCGTTGAACAGGCAGTCGAGATGAAGCGAGAGAAGAAGCACTTCGAGGAGATGTCGGATTGGGAAATGCGGATGCTCCCCAAAGGGCTGCGGCTCGACTTCCCGCTGAAGTCAACACAGCACTGGAAGCGGATTGCGCCCCTCCTCCGGGAGTTCGCGCTGGCCGTCGAAACGGATCTGATGCGGAAGGATCAGACGCCCGTCCAGGTCATGGAATCCATCTGGCGCAAGGGCCACATCTTGCGTATGAGGGTAGATGAAATATGCGGCGTATACAGAAAAACCAAGTGGCGCAACAATGATGCGTGAATACTAGATGTTGCGAATACTGCCGACTTAGCTGGATTATACAATATGCGACTCGGAATTTATTGCAAAAGCAATTTTATAATTTTGAGACCCCTGGATTATGGGAAGGAAGCCGCGTGAGAAAGCGCCGGACGCCCGCCGAACTCTATTGGCTCTACGCTATCAAACAGCCCTCCGGCTGCATAGAGTGGAACGGCGCGCGGACCAATGGCGGCTACGGCCTGATCACTTGGCTCGATGGCGACAAGCGGCGCACAACTACCGCACACAGAAAGGTTTGGGAGATGAAGTTCGGGCCGATCCCGCCCGATACATGCGTCATGCATACGTGTGACAATCCCCCATGCGTGAACGTCGATCACCTGAAGCTCGGCACGCAGCTGGACAATGTCCGCGACTGCATCAGCAAGGGCCGTGCCAACTTCTGGGGCAAGACTCGCTTGGCAGCCGGATCTCAGAAAGTGGATTAACGCTGATCACGTCCTGTTCCCCTGCGCCGAGGTGCCTAGCTATGGTGTACCAGGGGGTCGTTGTGTGCAATAGCCATCCGCTGTGTGAAACTGGCTCTGGACGAAGCTATTCACCCCACCATCTCCGTGTAGGCGGGAACCAATCCAGGAACGCTTGCCAAGCCCTCTTCCACCACGGTCTGTCCCACTTGGGATCTCGCGGGTAGTCGAATTGGGGGATGTGGTCTAGGGGGTTCATTGGCAGTCCTGCTCGCAGGCGCAGACGTAATCGCTGTTGTGCTGCTCGATCTGGGCCACGGTGCCCGGGGTGTCCTGCGGGCTGTAGGTAATGGGCTTGGCAATCAGGCAGTAGTCACTCGGGGCGGCGGAACCTGTCGCGCAGCCGGTCAGCCCGGCCAGTAGAAGGATCGGCAAGAGCGTCACGAGCGGCCTGTACGCGCCGCAGGGCTTCCAAGACATCCGATTGTCCTTTTGCTACGGCCTCCGCTGCCCCGGCATCGATCAGCCGCTTGTTGCCAAGATAGCTCGCCAGGCTTCCAAGGAGACTGACGAGGCCGGTGAGCAGCGAGAGCCAGGGCATTACTTCTTCGCCACGACGTTCTTAACGACATCCTCGATCTTGGCGATCCATTCGTCGTCGGTGGTGGTCGGGGTGAGCTTGGCAAGCACTGCCAGCAAGGCGAGGAGGTTCACGAGCGCAAGGCTCAGGACTTCCCAATGTTCAGCAATCCACTGCATTCTTAACTCCATCTTTCTGGTGAAATACTAGCACAGTTTTCTTTCACGGGGAATTTCCGTGGGTTGGGGCGGCAGCGGAAGCCACCGCCCCAGAGCAGCACTAAGCGGCGTGCGTGCCTTCAACGCCGCGCGACATGCGGGCGCGGGTGCGATGCAGAAGCCAATGCAGGGCCTCTTCGAGCTTGGTCAGAGCAAGCGCGTTCTCTCGGCAGGCGAATTTGCCGCCCTGAAACGCGCGAAGCCTGTCAATCACGATGGCGATTAGCGCCTCGTGCGTCAGGCCGTTGACGCCCGCCTCATTAATCGGGCCATTCTGGAACTCGACCCTAGCTGCGGTCTTGTCGTCAAAGCCGGAAATCTCGTAGACGTGGTTAGCGCCTCCGTGGCTCGGCTCGTCCACAACGGTTATGGTCAGGCGGTCATTCGCAGGATTCACCTGATGCTCTGTAATCTTACGCATAGTCCGACTCCTTTTGAGTGCGGGTTGCCCGGTACCGCCGGGTGCGGTGGGATCGGCCCTTGACAAGAAGTTGCCGCCATCCTATATTTAGGACGCCAACAACGGAGGAAACAATGATCTGGTCGGTCAAAAACGAACGCGAGACGCCCATCGGCTATGTCGAGGCCAACGGCAAAATGTTTACGGCTTGGCTTGGGCACCGGCTGTTGGGCGATTACCCAACTCTTGACAAGGCGCGCCAAGCTGTTCGCCACGTAAACCGCATCAATGAGGCCACGCCGTAGTGCCTAAACTCTCCCGGATCGGAGATGCCCTCTATGGCCCTCGCTGGCAATCCGATCTGGCGAGGGCCTTGGGCGTCTCTGACAGGACAATGCGGCGGTGGGCTGCCGTTGACGAGATGCCACCGCAATATCAGCCTGCGGTCGGCAAGCTAATCAAACGCCGCATCAAGGCACTGCAATCCACCTATCTCTCTCTCACCGCCAGAGCAGACCAGATGCCGTGATACGGTCCTAGGTCAAATATCTTCCACCCTCTGGCTTTGTACCAATCGACTCTCTCAATCGGGACGTACTTCACAGTCCAGCTCTGGACGGGTTTTAGCTTGGGTGTTCGCGAGGATTGCTTTCGAGAGGTCCGCGACAAGCCTGATAGCCTCCGCATCCGAGATGAACGTGACGTAGTTGTATGACCCCTCACCCGTCTTGATGATCTCTATGGGAGCGCCGGGATGGGGATGGCGGCAGTAGAGGAGGCTAGTCATCAACCGGCCTCGGGCCTTTGCCGCGCATGTAGTTCTCGAACTTCTTCGCCAGATCCACAGCCTTGTCGGGGAGTGAGCCGAACAGCCTTGCCATGTCGAGGCACACGTAGCGGCGCTGCTCTTCAATGCTCAGCTTCTCAAAGAAGGCTTGGTGGATGTTGTCCGGCTCCGGGTCGTCTTCGATGGTGATCGCGTCTTCTGTCATGACAGCATCTCCGGTCGGACGGTCAGCCTTGAACCCTCGCCATGTTCCTTGTGCAGAACGATGACGTGCATACCTCGGGTGGAGCGGTATCCGGCGTTGTGCGCCCACGCATCGGCAGGAGGAAGGACCCTCAGGGATTCCACGGTGCACCCGTTGTAATCCTGGATGGCCTTGTGGTGGATATGCCCGGTGAGCCACAGTCGATGCTCTGTCTGCCCCCAATCCGCAGCTCGGTCGGACGCCATGATCAGGGGAAGCTTGTCGGGCTTGGCTTCGTGGCCGTGATGCGTGCCGACCAGGTTCTTGCCAAAGCGGTAGTAGTGATAGTGCGACGGCGAGGTATCCACCGTCACCGCAGGATCTTCCTGAAAGATGATTGCCATGGCCTCGCGGAGCATGACGGCGGATGATGGATCGTGGTTCCCCAGCTCCACAATCAGGTGCACCTTGGCGTGCTTTCGCTTGGCAGCCTTCACCATGTACCGGAGGCACCGGAACGCCACCCGGACCATCTTCGGGTATCGGCTGTCAGAGTCGAGTTGATGCTTTGAAGCCGGGGTTACGCTCTCGTAGGAATCGTAGTGCAGGAAGTCACCGAGAACCGCGATCAGGGCTGTCTCGGTTGCTGGGGCTGCGCTGACCAAGTAATCCGTTGCCGAGCATAGAAGCCGCTCCCCGATGGACAGGTCGTAATCCGCACCCGTCTCTTCATGCCAAGCCAACATTCCAAGATGGTGGTCTCCAACTGGATACACCGCCAGCAGGTCGCCGTTTACGGCCCGTGGGGGCTGTGTGGGCTTGGCCTTGGGTTGCTCTTCCGCAAACCCCCGGATGGCTTCCCTGAGGGCCTCTTCCTGCTGCTGCTTATCAGCGTCGGTCTTGATCCACTGTAGCTTTGCCTCACCCGTCACCGCGTCGTACAGGGTGGAGGTTCCCTTGATCCTGAATCCGTCCGGGGGAGTGAGCGTGTCGCTCGCCAGTCGGCTCTTCAAGGTAGAGATCGGTAATCCTAGCTCTCGGGCTGCCGCTGCTTTGTTACCGCCGTGTCGGGCTACAGCATCCCGGTAGGTTTGAATGTCGTCGTGAGAAACTGGCTTGGCTGCCATTCCCTCGCCTATGGGTCGTTAATGGGGAAAGTTCGGGGGAGTTGTCCCGGAGAAGAGCGCAGCAACCTTCCCCCCAAGACCACCGGAGACAGCGGCGAGGGCCATGTAGATCCCTCGCGCCGTCCACCGGGTTTGCTGGAGAGTCTGAACCGTGCTGTTCAGTGCGTTCACGCTGTTGTTGAGCGTGCGGACTTCTGACCGGAGGCTTCCGATGGCCTCCGAGATTTCGTCAATCCCGCCCACGTTACGCCCCCTTGCCTTTGCAGGCCGGGAGAACGGTGACGGGCGTGATGAGGGAGTTGTTTCCGCCCATGCCGCCGAGAACGATGCCGCGCACACGTCCGCGCATGTCAAAGACGCCAGCGCCGGAATCGCCGCCCTCCCAATCAGCACTGACGCTGATCGTCGGCTTGACTTCCATCGGCATTCCCGGGGGGAGGAATGCAGCCTGCGAACCAAGGCTGTCAGACCCCGCAACAATCCCCTCAGTCAGCACGAAGCGAAGCAATCCGGGATTGCCAAGGGTAAACACCCGCTCGCCAAGCTGGAGCGGCTTGCAGTCGATGACCGCAGCGAACTTCGCGGGGCTTTCCAGTCGCAGGAAAGCCATGTCGCTTTCCTCGTCAATCCACTCAACGGAAGCGACCGCCACATGACCGTCGTAATATTCAATGTCGAAGAGATCGCCGCCGCGCACCACATGCGCCGCAGTCAGAATCAGGTCTTTGGAGATGACGGTCCCGGAGCCGTGCCCGGTGTTGTCGGACACCTTGACCGCTGTATCACGCAGATCAACAAATGACGGCAAGCCCGCACAGGCAGTCAGCAACGCAAGCAGACAAGCGACAATATAGGCGCGCATGGGAAGCGTTCCTTGGTTAATACGGTCCGGAGGGCCGTCACTCTAAGTTGAGGTACGTCAGAAGTGCTGACTTGTACCCATGCCGGGCAAGCCCACCTCTGATGCGTGAAATCTCTTGTTGTGGCGCTGTGCGCGCTCTCGATCTCAGGTTGCTCGGAATTGAGTCGTCAGCAGTCCTGTGATATAATGGGCTGCATGGACAAGTTCGTAGAAAACATGTTCCTCCCCAAAGAACCCGCCACCGAGCCGGGGCGTGACCCGTGGGGCCGTCGCTATCCACCGCAATGCACGCCGGAGGCGCTTGCGGCGGTGAAGATCCCGATTGTCCGCGTCAGCCAGTCCTTCCTGGACAAGGCCACCAAGTCCAAGAACCGATACGGTGTTTACCTCCCCACCGGGGCGATGGCGGTCAGGAACGATCTGACCGGCGCAATGCTTCAAGGCGTCATCGACCATGAGGCTTGCCACTACATCATGAAGCAGCTCACCGGCTCGCCCGAGTGGCACAAGTGATCTAGTAGAAGATCGTCACTTGCCCCGGGTTGCCGGTGTTCCCGGTCGTGGTCGGAGACGTAACAGCCGTGGCCCCGCGCCCTCGATTTGAATAGCGGATGGCGTTTGTGCTGTTGCCCGGCAGGGTCGAGTCGGAATCCGTACCCAAGAGCCCAGCCGTAATGACGGTATTGGAGCCGGTCACATCGGACCCACCGCCACCACCACCGAATCCACCGTTTACCGACGTGTTGTTGCGCCCTGCGCCACCGCCGCCGCCGTATCTGCCGCCACCACCACCACCGCCAGAGCCGCCAGAGGCTCCGCTGACCGTGCCGCTCTCGCCGCCGCCAGGCGTTCCACCACCCGCACCCGTCCCGGTCGTCGTGCCGCCGTCACCACCCGTCAGAGAGCTTCCATTGCCGCCTGCGGGGGTGTTTGTCGCGGCCGTGCCACCGGCACCGCCGGCAGAACTGGTGCCCTTCTTGCCCGCCTGTGCGCTTGCGGCTGCGTCATTGTCTCCGCCGCCGCCGTCACTCCCAACGGAAGAATCCCCAGCCCCCGCGCCCCCACCACCACCCGCAGCAATCAATAGCATCGTGGTGCTTCGATAGAGCGAGGAATACCCGCCGCCAGCCCCGCCTTCCCGGGCCGATCTGCCGCCGGTCCCACCCGCACCAACAGTAACCTTGAGCGTTTCACCCGGGGTAACAGAAAGCTCCGTGTAGACGTAACTTCCACCGCCACCATCGCCGGAGGAATTAGCGCCACTTGCCGAGCCGGCCCCGCTGCCGCCCCCGGCTCCCCATGCATGGACCTTGATCGACGTGCAATCGCGCGGGGCAACCCAATTCGTGTCAACCTGCGCGCTGGCGAAGTCGATGCGCCGCTGGCCGATCTGCTCGCTACCGGCGACGAAGGCGAATCCAGGGATCATGCCACGTCAACCGCTGCGTCGGTGGTGAAGAACACCTCAACGCCCATCAGCTTCGCGTCAGCGTTCAGTGTGTCTGACCCGTCGGACGGGTTGCGGAACACGATGATGTTGACGAAATCATTTGCCGCAGGCGTGCCGGCAACGGTCAGGGCGGAAGTCTCCGGCCCCCTGTGGAGATCGCCCGTCGCGATCAGGGAGTCCGTTGACGTGACAGAGCCGGAATGCGCGGCATCCAAGGCGTCATCATTCGAGAAGGCGCGGGCCTGGAAGGTCCAGACAACACCGCCGGAACCGGACGCGGCGGTCCACACGGGGACGAAAGTCAACGTGCCCTCATCCCAGCTCGACGGCATGGAGATCGAAAAGCACGCTACTTCTGGATTGGTCTGGTCGAAATCCAGGGATTTGTAGTTCTGGAGGTTTGCCGTCTCGGTCTGGGCCAAGGCCGCACAGGGGTTCGTCGTCGCCGGGAACATCGCGGAGGCGGGAACCCACATCTTATGCTTGCCAAGCGTGCCGGACGAAAGCGCCTTGCCGGAGATCTGGGAGTGCAACAGCTCTCGCCAGTTTCCAGAACCCTCATGCTGGAACAGGGACACATCCCCGGCGGCATAGGTCTTGCTGGCACCGCCCATGAGGATCATGGACGTACCGTTATAGGTTACCGGAGTGGCGGCACCCCAAAGGATGATGCGGATGGGGTTTCCGTCTGGCGTCCCGAACGCAGTAATCGTAGTTGTTCCGGTGATCTTGGCGGAGATCGATGTTCCGGTGGCGGCAATGTTCGTCGTGCTGGCTGCGGTGATGTCGGAGCCCCGGTTAGCCAGGCCCTCCTTCAACATCTTGCCGAGGAACCGAAGGGCGTTGTTGATGCCGTTGGGGTTGCAGTTCTCGGCAATGTCGTTCCCGTTGATGTCAGCATTGGAGCTGGCAGTAGTGGAAAACGACTGGATGTCGTTGATGGGCATTCACGTTGCTCCAAAAGAAAAACCCCGCTGGATGGGCGGGGCTTGAGGCCGTTTGTTTCGGGCGGTTATCGTGCGCCGGTCGGGGCTGTTTCGTTCTCTCGCCCGTAGATCAGTTGCAGGGCGCGAAGCACCATCGCCCGCGCCTCTGGACGCAGGTTTTCCAGGACCGGGGCGTTCCGCTTGTTCTGCTCATAGAGCGGCGAGCGCATGCGAAGCATCTCGTCAAGATCCTTCGCGGCACGCTGAGTAATCCCCGCCCCGATCTTCCGGGCGGTCATGCCGATGGCCGCCGGAGCCCCAGCCCCAGCAACGGCACCCGGCATCCCTCCAAGCAAGTATCCGGCACCCGACCCGAACATGCTCGTCATGGCAGAGCCAAGCCCGCCCCCGCCGCCGAAGAGATTGCCGACATACCGGGCAAGGTTTGCGCCAAAGTCGCCGCGAACCGCCCGCTCAAGTACGGCTAGTTCTTCCTTGGAATACCCACGGGTGCGCTTGTCGTTCTTGAGGATGGAGTTGAGGAGTTGCCGAGTCCGGTTGTCGAGGTTAAGCCCGGAGTTTGCGGCTGCTGCGTCAATCTCGGCTTGGGTGATTGCCCCGCTAAGGTCTTCTGACCTCTTTGCTGCGGCGTAGTTTCCCCGAGCATCATTGATGATGGGCGGGACGGAGGAAGCGGGTCCAGCCACAACACTCTTCGGATCAGCCGCCACCAGAAATTCATCGATGGCAGAAATGACCCTCGATGCCGCCGCTTGCTCTGTTGGATTGCTAAAGTCTCCGGCGGCCTTCTGGAGGGACTTTCGGAGGGTGATGAAGTTGTCAAGGCTGGCAACTGACCCCTCTGGGGGCTGCTTGACCCTGGAAAGTAGGGAAAAAGTTTTGGGAGCGGTTTCGGCAAAGAAGCCTTCGGCTTCGAGGGATCGCGTGATGTCATCCCCAAGAGACTTAAGCGAGTCCGCCGAATAGTCAACCCCCAGGTTCCTTGCTTGAGTAAACCCGGAAGACGCGGCGGCCTTAAGCTCTTCGATGGTGGGAACCTTTGGCGTGCCCATTTTCAGGGACTTAAGGCTCCCCGGGACAATCGCTTCCGCCGCCCGCACCCCCGGCCCCATCGGCGTGAAAGTCATGCCCAGCTCAGCCGTGCGCCTGATACCTTCCGGGCTTTCCGGGTTCAAATTGCCCATAGCCACGTCCCCGGGGGTCATCACGGCCCGCTTGACGGCTCCCAGAAGGCCCGCGTCGGGGTCGAAGTAATTCTCCCCGGTTGCCTCCACCTTGCTCATGGGAAGCATGGTGCCGCGATGAATGCCCTCCGCCGGCATGGTCTGGCCGCGAGACTGGATCTTGGCAATCTCGCCCTGAGACTTCTGCGTCATGCGCAGGCTCCCAAGCCCCAGCCTTCCGGAAGCCACAGACTTGAACTCATCGACCGTCAAGCGCTCCGACTTCAGATAGTCGTCAATGTCCTGCTCCGGCGCGTTCTGTGCGAGCATCTTCTGGACGTTGCGTTTGATGCGGTCGAAATCGTCAGCCATCACTCAAGCCCATACTTAGATTTGAGATCATTGCCCGGATTGCTGGTCGCGCCCAACTCATAGCGCGGCGGGCCGCCGCCGGGGCCGTGCACAATGTCCATGTAGATATTGGCGAGGCGGCGAAGGTTGAACTCAAACTGCTCCACCGTCTGACTTTGCGCGAGGGAGCCGTAAGCGGCCTGAAGGTTCTTGTTCTCGAAGTCGCTGACCGGGCCTAGCGCGCCGCCAGTCGGTGAGTTATCGCGCATCTGCTGAAGGCGGTCGAAACCGATGCTGGACTGAATGCCCAGCAAGAGGTTTTGCATGTCATTGGCATTGGTTGCCGGAACATCCTTCAGAAGGCTGCCGACACCCGTCGGTGACAGACCCTTGTAGTTTTTGGCAAGGTCAAGCGCGCGACCGATGTCGGTCAAAACAACATCGCCCTGAACCTGTTTCTGCGCCTCCTTGGCCTGCTCCTTCTGCTGGCCGGCCTGCGCCTCGGTCGCCGCCGGAGAACCGGGGACGGCCTCCATCATCACGCCCTGCGGAGTTTCAACAAGGCGGAAGCCGGGCGGGATGTTGCCATAGTCCTTGTTGTAAATCGTGGTGCTGGCGTTGGACGCGCCGGCCTTGCGGAGTTCGTTCTGGTAGTCGAAAAACGTGCCCGGATACCCCTGGCTGACGGCAAACTGATACTCCTGCACGTCAGACGGCATCTCGTTTTGCTTCGGCTCTTTCGTCGCATAGTCCAGCAGGAACCCAGCCCCCTCTCCCGGAGAGGCATACTGTAGCGCCTGCTGAAGCAGGGCCTTGCGGGTAGGGTCAAGATCACTGAACAAACCCGGGGTCTGCTCAGTGGGGGCTCCGCCGAACTGTGCTTGAGACATGCCGTTTGCGGGGGCCTGGACTTCCCCACCGAAGAGCTTCGGCAGGCCGGCTTTCCACTGCGCCTCCATCTCGGTCTTGCGCTGGTTCTCGGCGCGACGTGCTTCCGCCTCTTCCTGGGCAAGCTGAAGGCTCTGCTCCTGAAGCTGACGCCGGATCTGCGCGTCTTGCATGGACTGGTAGTTCTGCGCGCCCATCTGAGCGCCCTGCGCCCATTGGCCCCTTGGGGCGGCGACGGCTGAACCAAGAACGGATGCGATGGCGGCCCAATTCGGGGAGAACGACACCATGTCTTAGACTCCCAGGAAATACGGCGCGACTTGAAGGGCGGTCCCAAGAACCTGACCGAAGGGCGAATACCCGCTGCCCTGAACCGGCTGCGTTGCCTTGGTCGTGGCCCCGAGGTTTCCCCCGGCAAGCGACTGAGCAAGGGCGATCGCGTTCGCCGCCGAGTTCTGATCGAAGTTCCAGCGGTTGATCCCCTCGTTGATCTGGTCCTGAAGCTGGCCCTGGCGCTGCTGTCCGACGTTCAGCAATTGGTTGGCGTCGTAATAGTCCTGCTGGGCAAGGGCTGGGGCATACCTGGCGGCGGCGTCCTGGTATCCGCGCTCCTGAGCGTAGTTCTGATACCTCAACCCACCGAGAGCCTCCGCAACAGCCGCGTCATGCGAGCCGGACCCATACCGCCCCGATGCGGCCTTGTTGGCGTTCACATCGTTCCTGGCCGAGCGAAGGACGGAATCAAACCCGGGAGCCTCGGCGTTGACGTATTTGCCGGCGAGGACATCCCCGTAATAGCCCTTGGCCGAGTCAGTGAGCGGCGATCCAGCCTGCGCGCGTTGAGCGATCATGCTCCACGCGGAACCAGTCTCGGGGGAGACGGGCGCAACGGTTTCGCCGGGGTAGTACTGATAATTCAGACCGCCCGACTTGTACAGGTTCTCCGCGTCCTTGATGGTGGTATTCAGAAGCGGCTGCGACGGCTTGTAGGGCTCCGACGTGCTGGTCGTCTTCTGCGTCTTCGGCTCGTTATCGTCCATTTACCAGATCCTTCTCAAGCACCACGGCGCGTTCTTCATAGTCGGGGAAGAGCCGCCTCCAACCCTTCCGACCGACGATGCGCGCCTTGGCGCACCCCTGCTCAACCGCCCACTGTTCTACGTACCGACGAAAGTCCACCCACGAAGCCAGCTCCATGCCACCGCACAGATACAGCAAGCACACCTTTGCCCTTGGGCTTTGGGAGACTTCCGTAACCCCCGCCATAACCATCTTGCCTTGATCGTACGCGCACCACAGTTGCATCTGCGCGGACCTTAAGGCGCTGAGGACCGACGCGGCGGTACAATTCCCGTTTCGGTCTATTGCCTTCTGCAACAATGGTTGAGCTTCGCTCCAGTATCGATCCACCTCTACAGAACGGATGCCTAGGAAGTTCACTTAACCGGGTTCTCTGTGGCCTTGATCCCGGTCTTCGACCCCCAGCGATAGAACGGGGAGTAAACCCCGTAGCTCGGCAGGCCGGGCGCGTTCACGCCAAGCCATTTGGTGTCAATCGTCTTCTGCGGGATGTAAGTAGCCGGTGCCGGAGCCTTTGCCGTCGCCGGCTTGGAAATGCTGTCCAGGTAGCTTTGATGCTGCTGGGCAGTGCCGAACTGACCATAGGGCGGCGGGGGAACCTGCCTGCCGGCGGACATGGCCCCCTGCCCCTGACCAGACATCGCCATGTTCTTGGAGTCGTAGCTGTAGCCCTTGGTAGTGCCCTGATAGCCGGTGTAGCCCATGCCCATGGCGTCAGACGCCATCGGGCCAAGGCCAATGCCGATCCCGGGAGCGGCGAGGCCCATCATGCTACCGATGCCGAGCTTGGCTAGGTTGCCCCACGACGCCTCATAGCTGGGCGTGTTGTACCCGGTGTAGCGCGACGACAGCTTGCCCTGCGGGCCGGTGTCGTTTCCCCCACCCTTCCCGCCGATGCCATACCCGCCACCGACAGCATCGACGTGGCCGCCCATCGGGCCGTCTTTGCCGCCCGAGTATCCCCCTGGTTTGCCTGCCATGGCCTACCCCTTCACCGTGTATCTGAAAGTCCGGTCAACCTGCGCGTTGTTCGCGTGGTTGATTGTCACAGACCCCTTTGTCGGGGTGCTGAAATACGTTGTCCCAAGAGCCGCCGCCGCGTTGCTCGTCATGGGCATGTCGAGCGATACAACGCTGTTCGGCGTGATCAGCTCATCCGCAAGCGTCGTGGTCGCGGAGTTCGCGGTAAGCGTCACTTCTCCGCAGATGTTCTGCTTGCCGAGAAGGGCGTTGTTGATGATCTCGATTGCCTCCTGACCCCAGGCAATCCCATAGTCGAGGATCGGGAAGATTCTGCGGACGGTCACAGTATCCCGCTCCGCTCCGCCTCAAGATCCACCCCGAGGCAGTCGGTCCAGGTAGACCCGGAGGGAACAATGATGCGCGCCCTGTGGAAGCGATAGTTGGACTGCGACGGCGTGGGGCATCTTCCCGAGGAACGCATGGCAACCGCGCTCCCCCACGTCACCGAATCCTCTATGCGGTTTCTGCCGCCAATCGTGATGGTCGGAGTTCCACCCGTCACATGAGGACGGATAGACCTTACCTTTGCCTTCCTGCCGGGGATCAACTGACCCTCGATTGTGTCAACCGACGCTTCCAGGTTCGCCCCGTTGAAGAAAGCCAGCTTTTTGTCAGTGTAGAACGCCGCCAGGACTTCCTTTGGAGATCCGGAGAGAAGATTGCTGTCCAGGGAAATCGGCATTGTGTCGAGGTTGGAATACGGCAGGTTGTCGAGGGTGTAACCGACGTTCGTCCGTGCCCTGTACAGATAATCGAGCGAGACGGAAGCCCGCGACCATCGCTTGATGTCGAAGTTGTAGAACAGCAACGTATCCGGCGTGCCGTCCGTGCTGTCCGTCGATGGATAGGCGACGATGTAGAGCTTGCGAACCGGATCAACCACGGCCACGATGCGATAGAGGTAATCCTGGTTCACGTTGTTCCAGAAATACGAATCCACCTTCTGCGTGCCGATTGGGATGATCGATTCCCCGGCGACCATGTAAAAGCCGTCATAGGCGAGGAAGAAGTTCACCCCTTGCCATGAGGCAATCGACCCCTCCGCCGCACACCCACGATCAACCGAGATCGGGCGGAACTTCCAGATGTCTCCGGTGCCGACAAACGTCCCGACATGAATCTGCGTTTCGCAGAACACCGTCATGGACGTTCCGATTGCGGACCCGCCCATCACCCGGCCACCGTCCGGGAACTCCTGCTCATCGGACAGGTCAACGCCGACAGTCCAGCCCTCGGTATCTCCGATGGCGGACCACTGAATCGTGTTCAGCTTGCTTGCCAGCCTGCCCAAAACCACGAACTCAAGAGCCGTCCAGCAGAACCGCGCGACGGGCGGAGAGCCGGCAAGGGCGGCAAAGTCGGTGGATGTGCCGATGTCATAGTACTGCACCGCATCGGTTCCGTTCACGGCGATGATGCGATTGCCGTACTGCGTCATATCCCACATATCGTCCGATTGGACGCTGTAGTCTCCCCCAGATGCGCGGGTGACGTTCCCCCATGCGGAGACGCCATCCCACTCATACAAGTCGTTCGCATCCCCGGCGAAGTTCTTGATGGTGCCGGTGCGGCCACGGAATGACCCCGCCCCCTGGCAGCGAAGGGTCAGGGCGTCCCCCGTGGACACCAAGGCCGGAAGGGGACCGTAGCTCAGCAGGGACTTCGGGACGACGTTGTTGACATAGGTGGTGACGCCCGATTCCAGCGATGGAAGATCGGGGGCGAACTCCGCTACCTTCAGCATCAGTCGTAACGAATGTCGAAGTTAGGGGTGGAGGGGAGATCGACCTTCAGGGTTCGGTTAGAACGGCGGCGGCGGGTTTCGGCTTGAAGCTCGTTCAGCTCCCGCGACTCAACCAACATCAACCTGTCCGCAAGGTCGTAATTCCAGAGCTTGTGCGTGCAGAGTTCCCACTTGGCGCGGGCGCGGATCAACGCTTCCGCATCGGTCGTCCATGAATTGCTATCCGCATCCGCAGAAAGCGCGGTCAGGCGATACTGATACGCCATCGTGACTGTGTAGACCTGATCCGGGATGGGATAGAGGCGGATCTGAGAATTGAAGTAGGCGAAGTGCTTTGGAAGGCCAGTCACCGAGCCATTCTGACAGGCATCGATCATTTCCATCGTGGCGGAATACATCGGGCTTTTGTAACTGCTCTCCGTCACAACCATGCTGTCAATGGTCACGAGGTTCGGAATATCTGAATTGGCAAGCGAGCCGTAGTATTCCTGGTCCCCCACGGTCGCGAACGTGCCGGTCTTCTCGTTGAACCAGAACCGCTTGCGCTCATAGAACTTGATGGCCGTCTGGATGGCCGCGTTCACGGTCGCGTCGGACAGGCTTTCGTCAAGCTCATCGTTGATGCGAGTGCGAAGGGTTACGTAGGTGGTCATGCTGTCCCCTTCGGCGCGGCATAGGTCAGATAGGCGATCGTCAGGTAGTCGGGCTTCCAGGCGCGGGCTGTTTCGTTGCCCAGCACGTCATAGAGGGGAAACATCTTCGGCGCTTCGTCCGCCTTGGGCTGCTTGCGGAATCGGCTTAGCAATGTCTTCATTGCTTCCCTGCGTCCATGAGCGCCCGCACATTGTCAGGCGCGTTGTCCCACTCAACCAATTCCCACTCTCCACCGGAGGCGATCAGCGCCCCCAGCAACCCACCGGAGCAATTCACGTAGACGCCCGGCGTGGTCATGCGGAAGATCGATGACATTTCCTCGGCCTGGATCAGCATTTGAGGATTTGTGCGGAACGTCTCTCCGTTCGCGCGCACAACCATCAAGTTGGGCTGGGGAATGTCCTCGTTCGCGTGCGTCGTCTCGGCGTAGCAGCTTTCGCAGCCATACAGCCGGATCTTGGGAAACCCCAGGTAGGCCCCGATCACCATTGCCACGGTCGCGGCGGTCGAACCGAGGTTGCTCTTGTCTTCGTCCAGCAACCGCACATCGGCGGATTTCAGCGCATCAAACATCGCCGGATCGCATTGCGAGGCGACGTAAGCCTTCTTGACCCCTCGCGTATATTCCGGGCTTGCAAGCCTCGGGTTCGGGTCAACCATCATCATGGTTGCCTCTATGCCGTTGTCGCGACACCATGCCCAAGCCGTTCCGCAGGCAAGATTGTGTTCCGAGCCTTGAAGAAATCGAACGTGACCGGCCACCGAGGGACCGCGACCGATCACGTTCAGTGCCCAGCGCGACACCCCCGGAAGCCCGAGGGTGCGCGCGTGGGAAACATTCTCCGCCAACTTCTCGTCCGAAACGCTCGTCCGAGAGATGGTGAAGTCAACCCGCATTACGAAGCGGCGCAGAGTCCGATGTTGCGCAGCAGCGTAGTGATGGCGTTGATGCGGGTCTTCATCGAAGCCGCAGTGGAGCCGGTCGTGGAAATCACCGCGACCTGGGCAATCGGCGTCTTCCCGTAGAACCCAACGAGGTCAGAAGCGGACTGACCAAGCTGGGTGCCGTCGGGATTGCCGTCAGAGAGTTGCTTTACAGCCATTGTCGTTTCTCCTTACGCGTCGGTGCGGCTGCAAACGCGCACCGCCAGCTCGGGGCGAAGCACCTTGTAGCCGTAGAGGATGTCGATACGCATCGGCATCTGGTCGTTGTTGATGTCGTACTGGCGCACGACACGCATCGAAATGCCGTCCACCACCTTGCGGGACTTGAAGTCCACGCCGTCCGGCATGATCAGGTCCGCCGTTGCGAACGTGGCGAAGTCCGGGTGATAAGCCAGGCCCTCGTCATAGTTCTTGGAGGCGGTGGTGCCCATCGTGATGCTCGCCGTGGCCGACGTGCTGGTGACAGTCACGTTCTGACGCGGGCCGGCCAGGATGATGGACGGGCTGATCGACCAGGAGCCAGCACCCGAGGCGGTCGCGGCAGTCACGATGAACTGTTGCAACTCTCCGGTGTTGGCCTTGGTCTCCGGGTTGACGCGGTAGACGTTGGCGATGGTGAACACGTCGCCATCCGCCAGCGCGCCCGAGCCCGAGGCCACGGTGATCGAAGTCACCGGGGTCGAGGAGTTCGGCCACGCAGAGGTGCGGGTGTCGGTCGTGTACGAACCGTTGCCAGCGCCCTGGGTGTGACGGGTCCAAGTGGCGTTCTCGTAGAAGTCAAAGCCAGCCGTGCGGCCAACCATGCCTTCCAGATACTGCTCCTTGATCTCCGCCGAGGAGTGGAACAGCGCCTTGCCGTCCTTGATGATGTCCTGGGTCTGACGGGGCTGGAGGTTGGCCTTCCAGCTACCGCGCGGAACCAGGTTGTCAACGAGGACGCGACGCGCCTTGCCGATGGTTTCCAGGTCCAACGCCGCAGTCGCGGTGCCGGGGAACACCTGGTTGTAGATGTCCAGCTTCATGGACATCGCATCGGCTTCGATGTTGGCCGCCAGCACCTTGGCAGCCGGGACGATGTAACGCTCCGAGAAGCGGTCAATCGAGAGGGTCAGTTCCGAGGAGTCGAACACCATGTCCACACCCTTCTGGGTGCTGACGGTCAGGGTTTCGTACTTCTCGTCCTGGTGCTGAACGTCCAACACCTTGCCAGTGCGGACGGTGTACTGGTTGGGCTTGCGGATGCGGAGGCTGGAGCCGATCTTGGCACCTTCCTTCGCAAACGAGGGGTCGTACTGCTTGTTGATGGTCCTTGTGTTCGCCGTGGATCGCTAAGCCACGACCGCCCTTGCGGGCTGCTGCACCTCACGATGCAGAGCAGACTATATCATCACCCAATATGGGTGCGTTGCGCTTCGGGCCGCTTGGCCCTACTCCCCTGCGGGATAGTCGTTACACCTTCTTTGTGGGGACAAACGCCATTGTTATTGCGCTTGCCCCATTGGCAGTTCATGCAGAGAACCTGAAACCCACTCGGGAAACCCTCTCGTATCAACCAACGGTGCATCTTCTCGCCCGTCGTGTGACCGTGTGCCCTACGGTGCGCAGCACCATCGTTGTTCACATGGTCGATACTGAGAAATCTCCGCTCATCTTCGCCGCAGCAATTGCAACGATAGCCGCCGTAGGCATTGTAGACGACATCGCGGACGCTGTTGCGAGCCGCAAGGTTCCTTGCGTTGTCTCGCGCTCGAAAGGCCGCAAGGGCATCCGGGGTCATACGGGCAATTCTAAGAGCCCGCGCCTTATTGGCGTTCGCGTTGACCAGAGCGCGGTGAGCCCGCCACTCTTCCTCGGTCATCGCTGCCTTCTTCGCCCGAGCGACCTCGCGCTGTCTCGCGTTTCGGCACTCGTTGCAAGAGTAATCGACCGCCCTTCTCGGGAAGTCGGCTACGGTTTTAGTCACTCCGCATTTTCTGCACGTGGGATTGGCCTGAAGCCTCTCCCACCTCAAAGCTTGGCTCGGGATTGTCTTGCTCACTGACTACCGCCGGTTGATTCGCCCCGGCAATCAATGTACGAGATTTCCCCCGAATTCACAACGTTTTCGATGCGCCTTTCGACGCAAAGCGGCTGAGGTTAACCGATGAAATTGCACTCCTGATGCAGGACGCGCAGGGTTTCAGCGGTCAGCTCATCAACAGTGATGAGTGAGTTCGCCATTTTAAGTTTCCATCTAAGGGACTAGCGCGCCATCACGGCGGGCCATGTCGGTTGGGGTTAGCGGCCCCGTCTCGCTGCGAGTTGCTTGTTCCGCATCTCAATCCACTTTTCGGCGTTCTCCTTCGCCAGGGACGCGGTGAGGCGCTCCGGTGGCTTACGGGTGGAAACCGTGGGTGTCGCGGATGGGACTGGCTCTTCTTGCTGCTTGGCGGTTGCCGCCGCTGCTTTGGCTTTCGCCTGGTGTTCTCGCCACAGCCTTGCTTCGTTGAGTGTCTTCAGAAAACGCGCGTCCTGAATCGACTGGACTTCTTCAGCCGTGTAGCCGTCGGACGTGGCGTAGTCGTGGATCTTGCTCAACAGGGCCGGGTTGAACCCCGGAATCATCTTCGCGGCGTTTGCGTCCCTTTCACGAAGGCGGTTGGCGCGTTCGCGCTCCGCCTCCTGCTGGCGCTGTGCCGCTTTCTGCTCCAGGCCGTATTGAAGGCGGCCCGCAGCGTTGCGCATCTCGTTCAGTTCCCGGTACTTGCTTTGTGCAAGCTGCCAGTTTTGCTGTTCGAGCTGCGCCCAATTGATGTTTTCGTATTGCTCAATCGCCTTGGTGAGCGCGTGGAGCGCCACCCGCTCTTCCGTGTCGGCGTTGAACTGCTTTTCACGCTCGGCAAGCTGGGCCTGTCGGGCCTCATACGCCTTGCGCGTCTCGGCAACCTCTTGGGTCTTCCGAGTGTAGTCCGCCTGCATCATCAGTTCTGGCTTGAGCCACTTCGGGATGCGGGCCTTTTTGCCCTCGCGTTCGATCTCCTCAAGCTCTTCCTCGGTTTGGCCTTCAGGGGCTTCCGATTCCGTGCCTTCGGCTTCGCCGCCGGGCTCTAACACTTCCTCGCCAGTGTCCACCGTCTCGGTGTCGCCAGCCGCCGGATTGGTGTCGGTATCATCGATGTGCATGTTCTCTCCTTCTAAGGGACTGCGGCGTCATCACGACGGCGCTTGGTCCTACATTTCGAGCAACAGCATCGCTATTGCGTCGTCTTCGTCGCGCAACTCCTCCAGAATGCGCGCCTGGATGGCCTGCACCAGAAACAGCGACAGGCCGCCAATGATTTCCTTGTTGCGGGCCGATATGTCGGCCATGAGCTTGTTGAACTCACTGGCGCGCAATATCTCGGCTTCGATGTCTACTGACGGCCGCTCGGCAATGCGCTTGGCAATTGCCTTGGCCGCACGTTCGATCTTGCGTTGTTCCCTCGGGATGATCCCAAGGCGCTCGCGCTCTTTCCGCTTTTCCTCTTCGGTTTGCGGGCGGCGGAAGACGTGCTGAAGCCGCTCCCAGCCACCTACCGGGCTGACCTCTTCCGCCTCAGGCTCGGGAGCCGCGCCGACAACCCCACCGAGGAAGCGTGCCGCAAAAGCTTTCGCGCGGAACGCCTCGGCTCTTAGGAACATCAGGTCAGATCCCGGGTCACCGCAGTTCGGTTGCCGTTGTCATCGACTGTGTAAACGAGCCGGTCCTTGGTGTCGGCCAGGTCGCGCACCGTCTCCGTTCCGGTCCCGGCGCCGCTCAGCTTGCCGCCAAGCGCGCTGTTTTGCAGGCGCATGGATTGTTCAGCTGTGACAGCTCCATCAACTCCATATTCCCATACCCCTTGCGGGATGCCGTTGAAGCTGCTCACCAGGCTGCTCACGGTCACAGCCGTATCAGCGACCAACTGACCCGCGCTATCAGTTGTAGTGTGGCCGGTCAGGTCTTCATCCCACACCGCGTCGGCAATGGCCGCAGCGGTGGGCGGGTCGTCCTGAATGCGGAAGGTGCAGGCAAGAAGCGTAACTGTCTGCCCGTCAATCGTGACCGTCGAGACTACGACCCAATACTGAGCGCCGGCAGCGTAAAAGCCGCTGTCGGAATTGTCGCTGAGGTCGATAGAAAACCCATGCAGCCCGGTGATGCCATCGAAGTCGATCCCATCCGTGTCGAGCAGCGTATAGCCGTTGTCGCTCGCCCGCTGGGTGGTCGATCCGTTCTTGTAGATTTCAATGTCCGTGACGGCCAAGCCGGTCAGCGTGACCGACGCGCCCGCGCTGTTGTACGAGGTGAACGGGATGTAGAGGACCGATCCTGCCGGAACGTTGCCGAAGTGAATGGTCATCCGACGAGCCCTCTCAGCAATCCGCCGCCAACGGCCCCACTCACACCGTCGTCAAGCTGGTCAATCAACAGGTCCATAAGTGCAACGCTCGTGGTCGTGTCGGTCCACGTCCCGCCTGCCCTCGTCGCGTAGTGGAAGTTCGTTCCGCCCGGCATGGCGGTTCGGTAATCCGCGCTGGAGAGGCCAAAGACGGTTTGGTTGATATTCGTGGCGCTGCTTGGTTCAAGCGCCATGCGATACCAAGCCCCCGGACTGAGCGTCACCGGGTTGTCGAAATAAGCCCTGACCTGCGCGCCGGCTGCGGCGTTCTTGTAGTCGCCATCAAAGGCCGTGCTGCTGCTGGACAGCTCGTTTCCAGAGTCGTCATACAGGACCGCGTTGAAGTCCCCGACCGATGTTCCGGCGATCCATGCAAGGCCAGCCACGCGGCACTTAAACGGCACCTGGAAGCGATTGCCGCGCGCCGCTGAGCCCAAGTTGTTGAAGATGTTGTTGTTGATCGTGGTGACGGGAATAGCTTGGAACAGGCTGTAGAACGTGGTTGAGCTTGATCCGAAGCAACAGTTTATGCCGTTCATGCTCGCTTTGGCAGGCGTGCCGGTGTTGCTGATGCGGTAAGGCAAGCCGGCAACCGAGATGCCGTAGGACGACAACAGGCGGATCGTGAAGCTCGTCCCGGTGTTGTGCAGAAACTTCACCGCGAACAACTGGCCCTTGGTGATCGAAGCGGAGGCAGTCAGGGCATCCAAGCGCCACGCCGCCGTCATCACGCCAGTAACTACGTTCGTGTTCGTGGCCCAAAGAGTTCCGCTTGGCAGGCCAGTTGCCGCAACGGTCTCAATCCGCACATCGCAGGTTGGAGAGCCCGATACGGTGTTTACGCGCCAGCCCACATGGCTGATGGTCATGTCGAACGGGGCGCAGAACACAGCCCCGTCATACTCACCCGCAGCGTCAATCGTCGCGCCCGCAGCCGTGGTCGGCGCCGTCCCGGTGTTCGGGACCAGGCCAGGCCATTGGATGGCGGCATTGAGCGATTGCAGAGCCATTAAAGCGCCAGTCCTCTCGCGGCGATAAACGGCCTCACGCCGTTGATCAGCCAGTCATGGTTATCGGCTACAGGATCGGGGTCGTCCGACTGCCCGAAGATCGCGACGCTGGAACAGCCAACGTCATAAATCTTGTCAAGCGTGGCGCGGAAGTAATCGCCGCCAATCCAACTCTTCCTCAATGACTTTGATCATTCATATCCTTACCGCCCGCAGAATATTTCGGGCTACGCCTGAACCTCCATCGCGTCCAAGACCCAAGAGCCGTCCTTTAGCTTAATAGCCCGGCCCTGCTTGGTTCTCGGTTGACTGACCTTGACCTGTAGATCAGCGATACCCGCAGACATCGCGGCTGCGGCCTGGGTGAGCATTGCCGCCGCCTGGGCAAACTCCGTCATGGCGTTGGCGTTGGCGGTCTTCTCACCCGCAGAGGCGTCCGCTTCGGTCGTAATAGCCTTGGCGGAGGCTTGGGCCTGAACGAGCTGGGTTTGAGCCGTAATAAGCTCAATCTGCTTCTGCACCTCGTCCAGCGGGAGGCGGGCTTGCTCAAGGGCAAGGCGCTGGCGCTCAAGCTCGTTCGATGCCTGATCGGTCTTGGCCTTCTCGTAATCCGATGCGGCCTTGAGTTCGGAGTTGCGGAGCTGCTCGTTCTCCTTGCTCAGCTTGTCCAGCATCATCTTGCCCTCTTCGATCTGGGCCTGGACCTCCGGGGGGATCTGCTGTTCGCTGGACGGCTTCAGTCGCTCGGCAATAAGGTCCGCGTCCTTCCAGTCAAGGTTCTTCGCCAGGATGTCGCCAATCTTCACGGCCACATCGGGGGCGTTCTGGATGAGCGCCATGATCTGCTCGGCAGTCTCAACGCGGCGCGTGGAATAGCTCGGCCCGCTGTCAACCACCAGGTCATACTTGCCGGCGGCGAGGTCATACACGCCCGCGTAGGTTTTCGGCATACCAGGCTGATTCACGCCCTCTGGGGTGGGCTGGGCTGGGCCGAGCTTGACGTTCTGGGCCTGGCCGTCTTCACCAAGCACACGGATTACGCGGTCCTGCTTGTAGACCTTCGGAATCAGGTCAATGAGGATGCGCCCGGTGTGACGAATGGCGCGCGACAGGTTGTCGGTGAAGTTGAAGGTCGCCGTATCGCCTTCCATCTTCCGGCGCTCGATTGCGACACCGGAGGTTTCATTCGACCGCGCCCCAAGGGATGCGTCGTAAAGCCCCGTGGTGGCCTTCACGTCATCGGCGGCGGACAGTGCTTCCTGTAGAGCCCCGGCGGGGACTTCCGAGCCAATGGGCTGGCGCTGGGGAGCCACCGCGCCCTTGTAGGAGATGTAAGCGTAATTGCCGTTGTTGGCGCTCTCCCACTTGGCGGAGTCTTCGCCGTTGAACGCATCCTCAGGGCCGATATAGGGAACCCTGGGGGCTAACGCGACCAGTTCGGTCGTGACCGTGCGCCAGTAGTTGAACATGCGCTGCGCGTCTTTGGCGTAGTGAATCGCGGAGACGAAAATCCGCTCCCCGGTGTCGGAATCAAGGATCTCATCGCCATAGACGGGAATGATCGGGATGTATTTGCCAGGCCAGTTGCCCTTCTCGTCCTTCTCCCCAACAAGGACTTCGCCGCCGTTCACAATCTTCTGATAGACACGCTTCGCCTTGACCTTGCGGGACTGCGTGACCGTCACCCCGAGGGCGTCAAGCACGTCCTTTTGCGCCGCATACTCCGCCTCGCCCATCACATGCCCGTCAGACAGACGGACGATGGTCTTCTCGACATCCTTGCGGCACCAATACTCCGCAACCGTCACGTCCTCGCCGTCGTCGGTCTTCACATCCGGGTTGTCTGCATCCCAGGACGTGGGGTCGGCATCGGGATACCGCTGCTTGAACACGTCAAGCGCCATGGTTTCCGTGACAAAGGCGTGATTCCAGTCTGAGCTATCGACTTCCGTTGACCAAGGGTCGCCAAGCACGTTCAGCGGGTTGTTGACGCGCTTGATGAGGATGTCCAGGTCAAACGAGTCGTCATAGGCATGATCGATGACAACGCGGAGGAAGCCAAAGCCACCAGAGGCGGCGTGATCCAGAGCCGTGTCGTATGCGGCGTCCGCCCCGGAGGTCTGTTCGATGTTCCGAATCAGGCCGGACATCACCTCGGCGGTTTCGGGATCTGCTGTGTCGTCAGCCGGGCGGACCTTGATGGCGGGTTTGTTCTGTCGCCCGTCGTTGACGATCTGCTTAACGACCGGATTGACCTTGTTGATGGTCAGGCATGGGCGGTTGGCTTCCTTGCGGGCTTTCTTGTCCGCCTCGTGCCATTGCTCACCAAGGCGGCAGAACCGATAGTCCTCGCGGAAACGATCGTGGTTCTTGGACCAGGCGTTCTGGCAATCCTTGTAGATCTCCCTGATCTCTGACAGGTCGTCTTTATCGGCCATTAGCCTCTGCCTCGATAGGGTCCAGCCATGCGCGGCGCGTCACCAAGCCGGGCTCCGGCGGCGCTTCTGACTGGCTGATCTGCTCTGCAATCCTGATAGGCTCGTCGTCTTCATCGAAGGCCCGCGCCAACAGTGGTCTAGCGCGGGGAAGACGCATCACGACATCCACCCGCCCGCGTGGCGCTGGGGTTTCTTCTTGGTTCGCGGCTCTTCATAGGCGACGCACATCAAGCCGAACGCATCCGCGCCATGCGAAGACCAGTCATGCTCAGGCCCAAGCCCGATGTTGCGGTCATCCTCGGAGCGTTTCTCGTGATACCAGCCAAGGGCATCGCGCCCGGCTTCCGTGGTGTCCTTGTTGAACCAGATTGAGGGAAAGAGCCTGCGCGCGGCTTCAATCCGCATCTTCGCGGCACCACGGCCTTGATTGGGAACCACGCTCACCTCGAAACCCGCCTCCTTCAGCGAACTCTCGTAGGACACGTCGTACACCCTGTCGTGGGTCGAGCCGTCATGCGGCAGGACACAGAGGGCGTTTCCATAGCCCCTGTCCCTCAGCCAGCCGACATGCGCCGCAAGGGGCTGACCAACCGCCTCGTGGTAATCTAGCACGCGGATTTCCCTGCCCACGAATTGGGCTATCCAGATGGCGCAGGCGTCCGCCTTGGCTCCGGTGCCGCCGATGTCCCAAAAGGCCCTGACGGTCATCAGCGGGTCTTTGGCGACGTTCGTAATGCGCTCCTTGGCTTCACTCAGGCACGAGGCGAAGTAGGCACCCTCAACCACGGTCACGAAATCGCCTTCCCAGATGTGTTCATACTGGTCCGGTCGCTTTGCCTTGTCGGCCAGGCGCTTCTTGTTGAGGGTGTCGGGAAACCACGGGTTATCCCGCCAGTTCATCTCAACGATTTTGGATTCCGGCGGCGGGTCCAGGCGGAACCGCTTGTGCGTGGCGCTGTTCTTGCGCTCCGGGTTCCAGGTTACCCAGACCTCTGATCCATCCTCGCGGACGGTGTTGTCTGCCTTGTACCAGGCCGTCTCGCTGACGGCCTCGGCCTCATCCACCCACAACAGGCGGATCATGGCCTTGGACTTGATGCTGTCCAGGTTGTGGCGAAGGCCGATGAATGCGTAGTAGATCCGACCGTCCCGGGTGCGGACGAACTTCTCCCCGACTTCGTAATGAGACGCCAGCCACGGCTCAGACAGAATCGCCGCCTTGACCTCGGCTAGCGAGCTGTCATCCAGGGAGTTCATGAACTCACGCCCGCAGACGATAACCCCAGGCATGTTGGCTTGGGCGAACCTCACGCCCCATACCGCCGACATCTTGGCGAACGTTCTGGTCTTTGCCGAACCTCTTCCGCCGTAAGCCCCGCGATATAGCGCCGGCCCCTCGAATACCGGGACCAGCTTGGCCGGCAGATCAACCGCCTGTTTCATCTTTCGGGTAAACGGCGCGGAGTTCGATCACCTGGAGCGACACAGGCGCGTCGTCCTCGTCACCACCGATCAGGGCTTGCGGGACCTTGCCGTCCAGACGGTCGCCAATCTCCTTGAGGGCGGACACGTCCCTTTCGAGCGCGGCCTGAATCAATGCGTCCGCCAGCTCGTCAACCACCTGCATTCCCTCCTTCGAGGAACGCTTGATGGCGCGCTCAATGGCGTTGCGCCAAACCTTCTCTTTGCGGCGACCACCCGGGTTGCCACTCTGGCCCTTCTGAAACATTGTTCTGTATTTCAACCTCTTGGCGGGCTTGGTCCTCTAAGGGACTGCGGCCAAATGAAAAACCCCGGCTCTATGGCTCGGGGCGGATCGCTCTAGGCGCAATTGTGGTGTCAGGACTTGCATAGCAAATTTTCGGGAGCGCGTCAATAGGATTTTTAAGGCCGCTTAAGATTTCTAAAGCCCCCAATGCCGGACCAAAATATCCAGCCCTTGGCGCAGCCGTGCGTGGTTCACCGGATCGATCTCGTGAATGCAAAGATTAATCACGGCGGATGCGCACTCCGGGGAGGCGGAGGTAAGCTTGCGGAGAATCACCTTATAAGCCTCAAAGGCCGATGCCTGTTCATCCGTCATTTCCTCGTGTGCCCTGTTAGGTGTGCCGTAGACGGCCATTAAACGCTGCCTGATGCCCGTCTCCTCATAGAGCAACTGAAGGCGCTGGCCTGCCTCGTGGCGGGCTGCCGCAGTGTCCAGGTCCATTGTGTCGCCCAACAGCAACTGGTCCCGCCAATAACGGTCCAGCAGGGACGCCCTGAGATCCAGCCGAGCCTTGTGGGTTTCGTCAAACAGCTTGACTTCCACCTGCACTAGCTCTCCGCGCCGCTCCCGCTCCGGGGTGGGCTCCACCCGATCAGCCTTTTCTACGCGTCGGGTCATTCCCCCTCCTCCGCTGGTATGTCGCGCCATTCCTCGCGCGACGGGTAGGTCAGCGTTACCTTGCCGCTGGCCGGAAGCATAACCACATCGGTCCAGAACAGCAAGGCTTGCATGCGCATTTGAATCAAACATCTCACCCTCTCCTCAGTACTGACCGCAGGGGGTCACAGTGAATACCCACGGCGCTCCGCCAGTTCGCGGGGGATGATCCGCTCCCTGACCATGCGCCGGATGTCGTTGTCGCTCGCACTCATGCCCAGGGATATCCCCTTCTCCAGCATCGCGGCGTAGCTCTTCGCCTTGGCTCTCCAAGCGGCGTCTTCGTCAATGGGCGCGTGTCCGTTGGCAGCCGGCGAAGATTGCTCATCTTCCCAGCGACGACCGTTCAGCCACGTCGCAGGGAGCGGGATAAATTGCTTGTCTTCCGGCCAGCGGTATTTCTCGCAGGCGGCAATCACGGCCTCGGGATCGGCGGTCTTGCAGGCTCGGTCAAAAGCCTTCTCGGCATGGCCCTTGTCCTGCTTCCGAGGATAGGCTTTCCAAAACCGGGAGAACCAAGCGCGCCGCGCTTCTGTTCTGTTCTGTTCTGAATCTGGTCTGTTCTGTTCTGGGGGCGTTACACTCGCCGTTACATCGCCGTTACGTTCACGCTCCCTATGCCGTTTCACTCGGCCGGAGCTGTCGTCACTCTCATACTGGCGTAACGTCCAGTTATGGGGGTGCAGGGTTTCGCCCTGGTCAAGAAGCCCAGCATTAAGCAGAGCGTCGATTGCCTCTCCCACCTTCTCGGGCGTGGTTCGGAGGATAAAGGACAGCTCGTCATAATCAGCTGTGATGTGGCCGCCATTCTTGCTGGCGACGCACAGCAGGTTGACCCAAGTCTTAAACAGATCGGCTGGAAGCCGCTGAACCTTGGGATCATCCAAAACTTCGTGATAGAAGCGAAACCACTTCATCAGGCAAACCGACGATCCATCACAGGCTCATCAATCCATTCACGAAATGCCTTCCTGGCCTCGGCGCATGCCTTGTTCCATGCCCCCTGAAGGCGCTTTAGATCCTCCTCGGCGGCGTCTACGGCCGTCTTGGGATCAATGCCGGTGTTGAGCATGGATCGGCGCTCAATGGCAGCCACCTGGGCCTGTGGCGTGGATTCTCGGGCCGCCTCCAGCAAAGCGGAGCGGTTGTCATCCAGCCCCGCCCGTATCGCCGCGTCCTTTGCGTTCTGGGATAGAGAGGCAACCTTGATGGCGCGAAGGGCATCATTGTGCTGGACGCCCAAGTCGCGTGAAGCCGCGCGGACTCCTCCCTGCGGACGGCCTCTTCCCATTTTTGGTTCAATCTGAACCAAAATTCTCCGGTCGGCCAATTCAATCCACTTCGCGATGTGCTGGTCTCGCTCCAGTGCCGTCAGTTCCGAGCGGTGGAGGTTCTCTGCAATCTCCCAAAGCTGGGCTTCAATGTCGTTGTCGTCCATCTCAAGGCACTGGATGGATTCAATGCCGAGCTTCTTGATGGCCTCCAGCCGATGGAGGCCGGCGACCAATACCGGCACATCGGTTTCCTTCACCCCGTCAATTTCCATCTCGCGCACGGTGCGGATGGTGATGGGGGTCATAAGCCCGATCTTCTCAATCGAGGAAGCCAAGGCAGCCACGCGCTCAGGGTCTACCGTCTTGCGCAGGCGTTCTCCGACATAGATGTTTTCGGCAATCAGGTTGATGATTTCGCGTGGCTGCATTGTGGCTACTCCGCTTGGGGGAAGTCTTCGCCGGGAAGGAACTTCAGGACGCGAATGGGCTGCCCTCGGCGGAAGGCGTTCCATGCCTTGATGACGAACGCGGCGCGCTCGACCTCATTCAGCTTTTTGCCCTCTTCCAGCCTCTTGTGGAGCTGATACGCGGGGTCGGTCTTGCCCCTGAAACCGAGGCTCGACACCACCGGCTCAAAGAATTTCTCCGCCGCCGTCACGCCACCGATGTTAGCGCACCACAGGCGAAGGGCCACGTGCAGACCAACGCCGCCGAGCTTGGCCTTCCACGCGCGATGACCATATGCGGTATCACAAAGGCCGGGGTTTTCCTCGACGGTCTCAAGAATCTGCGGCCAAGTGCAGGCAAACTCGGGTGCACTACTCACCCGACCATGAGTGGCGAGCTGCCAGTACACCCGCCCAGCATGGCCCAGATTGCTCGAGTCTTTGTAGCCAAGCATCTGCAGCTGCTGGCCGGGGGTGCGGCGAGCCCCCTGGTCAAGCGTTTCGCGCGACTGACGGGACACGCCGACGACCACGATGGTCTGAAACGAAACGCCGGACTGCACACACGCGGTCAGTCGGGTCTGCCCGTCTTTCAGCTCTCCGGTATCGGAAATGACGATGGCCTCGCCGTTGAACTCCCACCGCCCGCCGCTCATGTCGGAGGCATACTTGTTGACGGCGATGCGCGAAATCTTCCGGTTGTCGGGGTTGTGCTTGAGAAGCACTTCAGCCAAGGCCGGGGTAATCGTGACGCCCTCGGCGAATTTCCCATTGCGCATGGCTCGCTTCATCCATGCGTCATAGATCGCTTCAGCGCGGCGACGTTCTGCACCGGATGCAGAGAACAACGGCTCTGCACCGGACTCAATCTTGATCTTCTGGCTCGTGTCGACTAACATCACTTCCATTCCCTCTTCTGTTGAGACAGCCCCGGAAACCACTTCCGGGGTTTTCATTTGGCCGAAGCCAAAGAACTTGCCGAGCAGGTTCATTCTGCCACCGCCCATTCACAGTGTTGCCGGTACTTCCTGATCTTCTTCTCCACCATCTCGTCGGTAAGAGTGACGGCGGGGAATTGTGTAGGCAGGCCCATCGCTATCAGCGCCCGCCGCACGGTCGTCGGATCGCAGCCGTAAATCTTTGCGATGCGCACAGTCCCCATGCGAGCGGCGCGCAGGCGAATGAGATGCTTCCTTTCAAAGATGTATTTGACAGGCCTGCCCATCACGCCCTCGCCACCTTGACCACCAACGCCGGGCTGGAGCTGTAACGCTTCCAAATCATCTTCATGGCTTTGCCCTCACATGATCGGCCAACGCGGTCATGACCGTCTCAAACCTAGCGGCGCGCTTCGCCATGTCCTCAAAGCGCTCTTCCGTGATCTCCAGGGTCGTATACCGAGTGTCGCAGTTGATGCACTGCCGGCGGCGGCGCATAAGCCCCTGGCGCTCGCTCTGGCGCGCCTCGACAACTCTGGACACGTCGCAAAAGCACTTGGGGCAAGGAGTGGCAGTGCTCATGCGGCCACCTTCCTCCGAGCCGAGCTGCAATCCCTGCAATTCCGGCCAACGCCCATCTTGTTGCTCCTGCTCTTGTGGAACTCGGTAAGCGGCTGGATGCGCCCGCAGCTAGAGCATGGTTGCGCGTGCGCGTCAGCGTCCTGACCAATGCCGATGTAGATTTGCGGGTCGTTCTTGACGATCTGCCAATCGAGGCGACGGATGCTGAACCAGCGGTCATCCACCCCAAGGCCGTCCTTGACGGCATCGCAGATCAGATCCACGAAGTTTGTCGCGTCCCCTCTGTGGTTCGGCTTCTGCACAAGGATGTCGAGCCACACCTTGTTCTGCACGACAGGCAGGTCGCGCACAGCCGACTTGACCATGAGGGAAATCTGTTGGCGGTAGCCCTTGCCTTCCTGCCGCAGAAACACATGGCCCTTGGCTCGCAGCGCATAGATGTGATTCTTAGACGCCGCCCAGCTAAATGGGATTGCTATGCGCGCTAGCCACAATAGGTCTGGCTGGGCTGGAATGTGGGCGATGGACAGCTTCTCCCCGGCGCTTAGTTCCTTGCCGCGCTCAATTATCAGGGGGCGCTCTTTCCGCGCCCTGGGTTTGCCATTCTCGCGCGCCCATTTGCTTTTGCGCTCCAGGTCGCGCCTTTCCGAGCATGGCCGGCAATACTTCTGCATGGGGCCGACGCGCGGGGCTGTCTGCCCGCACGCCTTGCACACCAGGTCAGGAAACGTGGGAGACTTGCGAGTCACGCCGGCCACCCCCCGCATCCCCGCAGTCGCAGGGCTTCTGCACAGGCTCTTGCTTGCGGAAGTTGGGGGGCGAGTACGTTCCCGTTCCTCGGGATGATGTACTTGCCGATCTTCGATACGGTCCAGCCTTCGCGGGGAAGGTCTTTCATCGTAGCCGTGCCCATCAGTACCTCCCCGGTGCTTGCGTAGCTATGGCTTCAGCGAAACGACGGGCCATCACGTCAGTCTCGAAGATGTCCTTGTCCGACTCGTCGCATGAAGGACCAGTCTTGGAGCGCAACATGCTCTTGGAGTGGCGTATCTTCCGCAGCTCAAGCATCCGGTCGCGGTTGAGGTAGTAGAAGACGCTCTCCGCAGAGATGCCCATCTCTTCCGCCGTTGCCTTCTGCGACAGGCCCCTTGCTTGGCATTCCTTGATGCGCGTCAGAACTGACTGATAGTTCGGGCGGGGTTTCGGGACCCTTGCGTTGAGACGGTCGCTCATCCCAGAGCCTCCGCCAATTCCAGATCGCGAAGCGCGGAGCCGACTGCCGCAAGCGCCTCGTCTATCGTGCGCTCGCTCACCAGCAGGCCGCGCACCTCGGGCGAGGTCACGAACCAAAGGCCGGACTGGCCGCGTTCAATGTTGAGGGTCAGGTTCTCGGTCATCCAAGCATCCGTAGCTCTTCCTGGGATCTTGCGGCCTCGAAGGCAGCGCGGGCTTTTTCTCGGGTTTCATAAAGCCCGAGATACTTTTTTCTTTTCACCGGCAAAACTATTTGGGCCATCCATTTGCCGGTCTTCTTATGGAAACACACGCCGGTCGCTTGTTTGTTTTTGTTTCGCTGGTTAGCTGATGGCGATACATCGCGGAGATTGCAGATTCGATTGTCCGCAGCATCTCGGTTGATGTGGTCAATCTGCTGGGTTGGCCAAGCGCCGTGCGTGACAAGCCACGCAAGTCGGTGCGCGAGGTGATGCCGACCGCGAATGCCGATCTGGATGTATCCGGTAGAGACTGCCCGCCCCGCTAGAGTGCCTATGGATACTTTCGGATTGGGACTGATCAGCCAGTGACGTGCGGCTTTCAGGGGAACGGCGATGCAGCGGAGATGTTGATCAGGCGTTGGGCCAGATCCATGCTCGGCTTGGTGCTGTGCAATATGAAACATAGCCCCCGCCCCCTGCCCGCTCTCAGTGCCGCTGTTCGACCGACACCGGAAAGAGGTCCGGCCTGATTTCGTGCGGCGGCAGCCCGGTCAAATGCGATATCAGGCCAACGCGCTCAGCGGGGATGACGGCCCACTGCGACACTGCGGAACTGGTGATGCCGGCCTCCCTGCTAACTTTCGCGGGGCCGCCGGCTTTTCTGATGATGGATTTGGTGTGTTCTGGCGTCATAAGCGGCACATTAGCACCGCTAACTTTCCCTGTCAACGCCTCTAAGCATGACACTAACGAGGCGTTCCATTAAGCATTCCGGCATGGGAAAAGCGGTCACTACTGGACAATTGATTCGGGCCAGGCGGCTGGCACTGGACCTGACACAAAAGCAGGTTGCGAAAGCCTGCGGGCTGACCGCCTCGTCCGTGACCCAGTGGGAGAAGGACGAAACCGCCCCCATGACGAAGAACATCAGGGCGCTGTGCTCCGTCCTGCGGTGCTCCCCTGCGGATCTGGGATTGGCCGATCAACTCGGTCCGTCCGCCGATGGCGGGCCTAAGGACGCCGCCCCCGACGCCTCCATGGAGGTGTCATCAGTCCAGCCCATAATCTTGCCGGGGGGTAAACCGGGATTGGCCCTCCTAGGACAACAAGGCCGGACCATTGTCCTTGAAGCAACTGCGAGTTTAATTGGAGCGTTAAGAACCGCGCTCGATTCAATCGACGCGCTCTTGCGCCGCTATACCGCATCTTCGGCATTCTGGCCCCCCGACCCGACCCAAGCAGTCATTAACGACTCATTAGCACGGCAGACCTAGGAAATCTAGCGGCGTTAACCCAGCTAGTCCATTCGGCATATCAGAAAAAGTTAGCTCGGCTAAGATTGTGCTTGACGTGATGAGTTAGCGGCGCTAATATCCTCCCATCGAAGCCCACCGCTCAGATGGAGAGACAGATGACCACCGCGAGCTGGATCATCCGCAACAAGGAAACCAAGGCCGTTGTCTGCGAGACCTTCAATGCGAAGGCCGTCGCCGCTCTCAACACGGCGAAATATGAGGCGGTGCCCATCCTGACGTATCTCGCGGAGCTCAATCGTCAGTCCGCCTGACCTCCGCCGAGGGCTGCCGCTGGTAGCCCTCCACTGAGAGCAGCCAAGGCCAAGGAGGCATCGAATGACTGATCCGCATCAACACCCTTTGGGCTTTCTGCTGATCTCCACTGTCGCTCGCCGTATTGCCAAGCGAGATAACGGCGAGAGCTATGAGGGCTATGAAAGTCCGGCCGCTGAAGCGGCCATCGACTACATGACGGCGGTGTTCAACGCGTTGAAAGATGCTAGCTATTCGATCGTTTGCGATGCGGACATTGAAGCGGACAGAGCCGCAACATTGCTTAGGGATCTGGTAGCGGCGGTAGATGCTGGCTCGCTTGAAATGAACAGCCCAGAGATTGGGGAACCGGAGATCGGCATTCCGTATCACGCTTGGCATGACGAGTGGCTACACCATGCGCGCGCCCTTATTGAGTCACTGGCAGATACGCCCCGGCGCGAAGCCCGCCCCGCCACCCCACAGAAGCCGGACACACTGAGGAGAGGATGATGCTTGGCTACAAAGTCCTGAACGCGGATGGCGCGGCTTTTCACGGCGGCTCTGGTCAGTGGCATTTGCCGCGCGGCTCGAAGCCCGGCAAGTGGATGCCGAAGATCGATGACATAGAGCCGTGCGAGCGCGGGTATCACTTCTGCCGGAACGAAAGCGATCTGCTGACGTGGCTCGGCCCGACGATCTGGGTTGTTGAGGCGTCCGGCAAGATCATCGACTGCGACGACAAGGCCGTGGCGGAGCGTGCGCGGCTGATCAAGCCGGTCACGGCCTGGAATGACCGGACGGCACGGCTGTTCGCTTGCGCCTGCGCCAAGCGCGCGCTGAAATACGCCGATCCCAAGCACGTCGAAACGCTGCGGAACACAATCAAGGTCGCGGAAGCGTTCGCGAACGGCAAGGCCACCGATGGGGAAAGGGACGCTGCCAGGGGCGCTGCCTGGGACGCTGCCTGGGCCGCTGTCTGGGACGCTGCCAGTGACGCTGCCAGGGGCGCTGCCTGGGCCGCTGCCAGGGCCGCTGCCAGGGACGCTGCCGGGGCCGCTGCCGGGGTCGCTGCCAGCGACGCTGAGCGCAAATGGCAGGTGCGCAAGCTCAAGCAGTTGTTGGAGGGGGCATAGATGATCCTCCCCTCCCACTGCTTCGGCCCCTACGCCAGTGAGTCGGTATCCCAGGCCCGCATCCGAGAACACCAGGAGGCGCTGGACGACGAGTGGAACGCACCGATTGAGACGGCCCGGGGGATCTTGGAGAAGGCGAGAGCAGACGTAGCCCAGCAGCTCCGGCATCACCCGAAGAAGGACGTAGAAGCCGTGCTTGGGCAGATAGACAACGCCTTGGGGGATTTGCCCCTGTTGAGAGGAGAGTGACGTGACACCGACTGAGATCAAAGCGGCTCTCAAGGAGCTGGACGGCAGCATCGGCAACCGTGGCATCTGCGGCGTGCGGGTGAGCCTCTATACGAAAGAGCCGTTGGCTGGCTCGATTTCCTGCAACTCGCTGGGCATCAGCATCGATGTCGAGGCGGATGAATGGGCCGAATTGTTCGCCAAGCTGCGCAGCGCATGGGCCAAAGCGCGCGCGGATGGCGAAAGGGGCCTCATCAAGAAAATGGCGCTCGCCATCATCCGGCTCACCGAGGAGCGCGGCGAATGCACCGACCAGATGCTGCGCGTCGAGTTTGGCGCTGGCGACGTGACCGCCTTCATGGACCGCGCAGTGGAGATGGCCGACAAAATGGCCACCAATGGGCCGTTTGCGGTGCGCCGCGTCCTTCAAAGCAATGCAGCCTAAGGAGGACAACCATGCGTGACATTGACGAGCTTCCCGAGTTCACCCCTGCCGGTCGCGCAAACATCCTGATGAGCGTGGCCCGGCTGAGCGGCGGGGCCTATATCGAGCCGCCGATTGATAAGCCCACCCTGCCCGTCTTTGTGTGGGGGTTGGTGATCGGGGCTGCTGTGTCTATCCCCGTGGCTTGGGCGACGTGGGGGGTGTGATGACTGAGGAGCAGGCGAATCTTCCGTGGTCCGAGGACCTGATCGAAACAGAAGATTCCTACGGCAAATACTATTCGCGCCACGTCCTTGATGCGAAGGGCCGCGCCGTTTGCGATATGCAGAACTCGGATGTCGCGGAAATTCACGAGGATTGGGATGAAAACGGATGCGTCCGCACCGATTTGGTAGCGGCTCAGCACGCCGCCCTGATCGTCAAGGCCGTGAACAGCCACGCAGCCCTGAAAGCTATCATTGACGAGCAAGCCGCCGATGGCGGCCTTTGGTTCATCCCCAAGAGCGCAGCCGAGGCATACTTGATGCAGGAATTGCGGCGTCTTCATGCGGCGTTTGAAGGCGTTACGCCATACGAAGCCGCCAGCCGCGCACTACTGGAGGATTGAAGTGCTTTGCTCGCCCTATCTCACCCGCTACGTGCGGTCCCTCACTGAAGCGCAGCTGGACCATATCAAGCGTCGATCGCCATGGACTGTGACGTTGAGTCTATGACCGGGGAGAAGGGGAAATACTGCGGCACACACGTTGATGAGAACGGAAACGTATTCATCATGGTCACCAAAGAGGCGGGCGGGAAGAGCGAGATGGAATGCCCGGGAATGTGGTCGAGGACATTGCTATGAAAGACTTGATAGACGCGCTGCGGGCGGCAGAGGCGGAACTGACGAACGTTCTGGACTGGCACCGCGTCGAGGCCATCTCGCTGCGCGAACAAGAGCTGCAAAGCATCCGAAAGACCAGGCTGACGATCCGCGTCGCACTTCGCGCGGGGACGAAACAGCCATGAACCACATCCCCAACCCCTCAGAGATGCTTGAACTCTCCCTCTGGTCCTTCGCGGAACACGCAAGGGAGCTCATCGGGAAACATAACCAGCTTTCCCAAAAGCAGAGGGAAGAACTGGCGGAGATCGGACGCGAACTCGTGAAGATGGAGGCCGCCTAGTGCTTTACGCCAAGTACCGTCACAGCGCATCGGGGGGCAACATGTTCATTGAATGCCCGTCCGCGTTCCTGTGGCGCTACGGCTTCGAGCATTGGGGCGAGGACAATGAAAGGACCGCGATGGGCACCGCCGCAGAATGGGGCGCTTGGCAGGGCATCCTCCACGATATGCCGGAGGCCGAGATCAGGAAGGCCGCGCTGGGCAAGTATGACGAACTCCGCCACGGCGAAGTCGGAGAGAGGCGCGATGCGTCCGCCGACATTGCTTGGCAGTTCGTCAAAGCTCTCCGCCCGCTCGGGAAGCCCCTCGCCTATCAGCCCTGGTCCGGGGTCTACCTGGAAGAGTTGGAGCATCAGATCAGCGTGAAGCCCGATCTGGTCTATCCGGGGTTCTCGGTGGATCTGAAGGCCACCCTTCGCTTGCCGAGCGACCCATCCCCGTCCCACATCCGCCAGCAAGGGCTTTACAGCGGCGAGCGGCAGGAGCAGGCGCGCATCCTCTACGGCACCCCGAAGAAAACAGCCTGGTTCACCCTCACCCGCTGCGATGCGGTGAAGGGGGCGATGGAGCTGCTGACCGCCTTCGAGATGATCGAGCGATGGAAGCGGGTTTGCCCCGATCCCAACCGGGCCATGCGCTACATGCCCCTGAATACCGATTCCTTTTACTGGTCAGACCAGAACGAGGCCGCCAAGGCCGCGATGCAATGGAGTGCAGCATAATGGCCAAGCCGCTAGACCCCCGGATCGCTGTGATCCTGAAGAAATACGATCTGGACCCCAAGGAGGCCCTTTGGGACTGCAAGGGGACATGGGTCATGTATCACCGATTCTGCGAGCTGATCGCGGCGCAGTCCGGTGTGAAGTTCGATCCGCCACAGGTCATTGAGGCCAACAGCGCGGAAAAGACCGCTGTCCTGTGCGTCACGGGTCACATGGGCGACCGCTCAGAGTGGTCAATTGGCGAAGCATCGCCCGGCAACTATCGCACCACCGAGAAGATGCAGCCCTACCCCTACGCCATGGCAGAGAAGCGCGCCAAGGACCGCGTGATCCTCAAGCTCGTGGGGCTGGCGGGGTTTGTCTACTCGGAAGAGGAGGCGGACGACTTCAAGGAAGCCAAGCCTGCCAACGATGCCCCGCAGAAGCCCGCAGAGGCCCCGCGTCACGCCCTGTCACTCATCTACCCCGGGACCGGGAGCGGCCCTGTAGCGCCCTCCATGACGCGCTGGCTGGACCTTTACGAAGCCGCCGTTGCCGAGTTCGGCCACAAGGCCCTGTGGGATGAGAACGCCACCACCCTTGCCAACATCCAGGCCCGGGCCGATGAGGCGGGCAAGGACGACATCGTGGACCGCATCAAGAAACTCTACTCAGCCGCACACGCGAAAGGAAAGGCAGCATGAACAGCGAAGAGAAAGACATGACGGGCGTGATGTTCGTCAACGACCGCAAGGAGTCCGACAATCACCCAGACTGGAAGGGCCGCGCCGTGATCGGCGGGCGGAAGGTTTGGGTATCGGCCTGGAAGAAGGAGGGGCAGAAGGGCAAGTATCTATCCCTATCCTTCCAGGATCGTGATGAGCAGAACCGGAGCAAGCCCAACAATCGGGAGCGCCGGCCTCAGGAAGATTCGGACATTCCCTGGTGACGCCATGACCGACGCAGCAGCCATTGCCGGCACCTATAGCGACCTGAAGCTGGTCAAGTCCCGCTCGGTTGCCCAGGTGGTAATTGAGATTCCGATAGAGAAGGCCGAGAGCTTCATCGCGGCCTTTGGGATGCCCATCCCCGGGAAGGAACAGCACGTAGCCTTGGCGCTGCTCAAGCCATCCTCCACTGACAAGCCGGGCCAGTCGTCACAAGCGGCTGGCCCGGGAAAGGGGCGGAGACGGTTTGATGAACTGCCACGGTCGCAACAGGCGGCGCTGATGTGTGAGCGGGTGGACTTTCAGAAGTGGTGCGAAGTGACTGACGCGGAGGGGGCCAGACAGGCAATACTGAATATGTGCATGGTCAACAGCCGAGCCGTTCTTGACCACGACGATGCGTCGGCGCGGCGGTGGGACTACGTGCTGGGCCACTTCCGCCAAGCCACCGGCCAGATGGCGGAGATGCGCTCGTGAACCTCCCCCGCCGCAGGAAATCCCCCAAGCTGGGGGTGAAGGAAGCGCCCCAGATCAGGTGTGCGAGTCATCTCCAGTGGATCAGGGGGCATGAGTGCAGCGTGGCGGATAGGCGGGCCCCCTGCGATGGGCCGATTGAGGCGGCCCATGTCCGCACCGGCACTGACGGCGGCATGGGCGTTAAGCCGTCAGATTGTTGGACGATACCCCTCTGTTCGCTACACCACGCACTTCAACATACGTGGGGCGAAGAGCGGTTTGAGAAGGCACACAACATATCCATGCGCTTCATTGCCGAAAGGCTTTGGCAAGCGTCCCCGCATCGCAGAAAGGTAGAGCAATGACCCACGAACAGATCCTATTGGCCTACGTATCCAAGCTCCGCCAGTCAGACAACGGACCAAAGCATGTGCTGGCGGACACAATCGTGAATATCGTGATCCCAGGATTGAAGGCCGACCAGGCGCTGAGCCGGGTGCAGAGGAGAGGATGATGCGAACTGATTTCGACCAGATTGACGATGGTGCGTCGGTGATGCTGATCCCGAACGCCAACAACCCGCTTCATCGCAGCATGA